TGGTTCCACGAGATCGGCATCAGCAAGTCCGACGCGGTCAAGCTCACCGAGAAGTGGAACGCGCACATCGCCGAGATCGTCAAGACCTCCGACGCAGCACTCAAGGCCGACAGCGACAAGCAGCTGGGCGCGCTCAAGGGCGAGTGGGGCGGCGACTTCGACAAGAAATCCGAGGAAGCGCGCAGGTTCATGAAGGCATCCGGCTGGGACGATGCGAAGATCGCCCGCTACGAGCAGGCCTTCGGTACCGCCGACATGCTGAAAACCTTTCAGTCGCTCGGCGCGAAACTCGGCGAGGCCGGTTTCACCAAGGGCGATGGCACCGGCAAGGTAACCAAGGCCCAAGCCCGTGAGCAGCTCGACGCGGCCCGCGCGGCTCGTGCTGACGGCAAGATGAGCGAAGCTGACTACCTGAAGAAAGTCGACGAGCTCGGCCCGATCGCGGAAGCGGCGTAGGGTCAGGGAAACGTCGGGGGCTTGACCTCGTATCTCGTGGTGTGCACCTTGCGCCACAAGTCGACAAGGTCAAGCGCCCCGACTGACTGATGGAAAGACATCCGCCTGGTGGGCGAAAAGCACTGCAAGCGCCGCGCGCCGATCGTCGACAAGGAAGGACCTTCCCCGACTGACTGAGGCAAAGACCTCCGCCTGCTCGGCGTAACCGGGAAGAAGCGCCCCCTCACGGACAAGGCCTTCGAGAAACGCGAATCCACCGTTTTTCGGAGTGCTATCTATGTCCGGCGTCAACGTCCCAAGCCACTACTTCACCGAGTTCTCTCGCAATATCGACTTTCTGGTTCAGCAGAAAAACAGCCGCTTCGGCAACTGGGTCGAAACCGGCAACCACTCGGGAGAAAAGGCAAGCCCCGTCGATCAGATCGGCAAGATCGAGATGCAGGACATCATCGGTCGCTTCGAGCCGATCGGTCGTGTCGACAGCCCCGCATCCCGGCGCTGGGTGTTCCCGATCAGCTCGGACCTGCCGCAGCTGCTCGACACCTTCGACGCACTGAAGCTCCTCACCGATCCGAAATCGAAGTACGTGGAAAACGCGCACTTCGCGGTGAATCGCCGCAAGGATCGGCACATCATCACCGGCTTCTTCGCCGACTCGCTCACCGGTGTGAACGCCGGCACGACCGAGACCTTCGGCACCGCGCTCACCACGGCGTCGGGCCAGAACGTGTCGGTCGGCGTCGGCGGCGCCGCCTCCGGCCTCAACATTCCGAAGTTTCGCGAAGGCCTGCGTCGCCTGCGCGAGAACGATGTCGCCCTCGATGACGGAGAAGATCCGTACATGGCGGTGACCGCGAACGAGCACGACGATCTGCTCGGTGAGATCCAGGTGACCTCGCTCGACTTCAACGACAAGCCGGTGCTGGTGAACGGCAAGGTGACCGAGTTCCTCGGCACGAAGATCCGTCACACCCAGTTGCTCGGCACCGGCACCGACGATGCGGCAGGCACCTCGACCATGGTGCCGCTGTGGGTGAAGCGCGGCATGTACTACGGCACCTGGCAGAGCCAGGTCACCGACATCAGCCAGCGCAAGGACCTGAAGGGCCTGCCGTGGCAGGCGTACGTGATGATGACCGGCGGCGCGACGCGGCTCGAGAAGGAGCGCGTCATCCGCATCTGGTGCCGGTAATCGGCCACCTCCTGAACTACTGAAGGAAATCGAACATGGCCGTCGTAACCGTCAAATCCACGCAGATCACCAACCGCGACGCGGTGCCGCGCACGATCAACAACCCGGCTGCCGTGTCGGGTGCCGTGCAGCAGTTCGCAGCGACCGCCGAGGCCGCCAACGGCGACTCGATCGCGTCCAAGTACATCATGGGGCAGATCCCCTCGAACGCTGTCGGGGAGATCATCAAGCTCTACTGCGACGCCATCACCTCCGGCGCGGCTGACATCGGCATCTACCGCACGACCGCAGACGGTGGCGCGGTGGTCGACGTCGACTTCTACGCTTCGGCCCAGTCGATCGCCTCGGCGATCACGACCGGCACCGAAGTGCAGCACGAGGCGGATGCGACTGACGCGGGCGCGGGCTTCGGTCTCGCCGATCTGGAAAAGCCGCTCTGGCAGCGCCTGGGCCTCACCGCCGACCCGAACGTCACCTACGACGTTGTCGTGACGCTCACCGCGGCCACCACCGCGGCCGGCACGATTGGCCTGCGCGCCTACTGGGCGTCGTAAGGGCTCGCCGTGGCAGACCGCTTCTACAGCGTCGTCATCGGGGAGCACTTCCCGCACCAGGTCACCGAAGGCGGCTCAACCTCGGGCGAGACGATCGAACTACGCGTGAACGACACGGTGTACGCCAACAAGGACGCGATCCTTCGCGGCCTGGAGGCGATCAAGTCGTACCTCATCGTTCGCGAGACCGGTCCGATCGCGTAACGGCGGACACCCATGTCGACCGCCGTCACAGTCACCTACAACCCGAACGGAATCGCCGAATGCGCGGTGGCCCGCTGGGCATCGCTCGCCAATGGCGAATCCGGCGTCGCGGTTGAATTTCCGCAGTACGCCGATCGGTCGGTGCAGATCGAGGGCACATTTGGCGCCGCTGGCTCCGTGCAGATGGAAGGCAGCAACGACGGCACGAACTACCAACTGCTCACCGATCCGCAGGGCAACGACATCGTCAAGACCGCGGCTGATCTAGAGCAGATCTCGGAGCTCACCCGCTACATCCGCCCCCGCTGTACCGCCGGTGACGGCACCACAGCGCTGGCAATCACGCTGGTGGCGCGCCGATGAACGTGCCGCACGCCATCATTCACATGCAGCCGCTCAACGCGCGCCGGCAGCCGATGGGATACCCCATCAAACGCAACGCACAGACCGTGCCGCGTGACGGTGAGCCGCACCGCGTCGGCGATGTCTGGGAGCTCGACCGCACGCTCGAGCATCCCTACTTCTGCCGCGTCTGGGCCGATGACAAGCACATCGACCTCGAAATCGACTGCGCCGGCCCCGCTTCGATGCGCCACCTGTCGAGCGTCACCTTTTACACGGACCTGCGGGTCCTTCCGAGGAAGCAATGAGCGCGACCGACCCGTACTCGAAAGAGGGCCTCAGGGCCGAATACGACCGCGCCTGCGCCGAGCGCGATGAACTGCAGGCCAAGGCTGCGCCACTTCGCAAGGCGGCCGATGCCGCGGCGAACGAGGCCGAGACCTATCGCGTGAAGGCGATGGAAGCGAAAGCCGCGTACTGGGCTGCGCTCGGCGGACGTGAGCGGTGGTTTGCGCTGAAGCAGCGGATCGGCGCCATCGCAAAGCTCCTGGGAGGCAACTGAAATGGCCGCGTTCATTTTCTACGATGAGTTCGGCAACCACCTGGGCACCGGGGTGCACAACCTCTCGACCGGCTCGTTCAAGCTCGGGCTTTCGAACACCGCCCCGGTCAAGGCGACCGACGACACCTGGAGCGATGTCACCGAGATCACCCCTGGCAACGGCTACACCGACGACGGCAACACGCTCGACTCGGAAGCCTGGGCCGAGACCGGCGCCGGCACCGGCATCTGGCAGTTCACTTCGGCCGACGAAGTCATCACGGCATCGGGCGGCTCGATCGGCCCGTTCCGCTACCCGATCGTTTACAACGACACGCCAACATCACCGGCCGATCCGCTCGTCGGATACCTCGATTACGGCTCGTCGATCACGGTGACATCGGGCAACACGTTCACGTTCGACGTGGGCGCGAACGGTATCTTCCGGCTCGGACCCGGCACGATCTCCTAACCGGAGGCCGCGCATGGTCGGCCTCGCAATTCGCGCACGAGACGCGATCGGGCTCTTCCCCGTAGCGGCGGCGATCGACTACTACATCGGCCCCAATGGGTCGGATAGCAATCCCGGCACCGAAGCGCAGCCCTGGGCGATCACCGCACTCACCACCAAGCGCGCGACGTACGCCGGCCGCACGGTCGGCTTCCTCGACGGCACCTATGACGTGAGCGCGCTCAATGCGCCGACGAGACCATTTGCGGTTCCGTTGTTCAACATCGCAGGTGGCTCGGCGCTCTCGCCGACCATCATCAAGTCGGTAAACCCGCGCGGCGCGCACATCACGGCGAAAACGCCTGGCGGCACCTACACCGGCAGCAAGTCGGGCGGCATCTTCAACGGATTCCACCAGCCGCACGAGGGCGGCGTGTTCGCCAACACGGTGGGCGTCACCGCCGGCAACATCATTTTCGACGGCCTTCGCATGTCCGGCGAGCAGACCGTGCTCATCCGCATCGGCGAAGGCCCCAACACCGGCTTCGGCTACGCGAACTGCGCGATCATCAATTGCGAGCTTTTCGACTGCAACGACGCGCAGGCCAACAACAACGGCGGCAACTACGCCGCTGACGGCGCGAACATCTGTCCGATCCAGACGTTCAACACCGACAATCTGCTCATTGAGAACAACTACATCCACGACATCATCTCGTGGAGCCCTACGACGCCTGACCATCTGTCGTGCCTCATCTGCTGGTACAGCCGCAACACCACGATCCGCTACAACACGTTCGTCCAGGCGAGCGGAATCTACGGCAAGGAATACCCGAGTCCTGGCTTCGTCTGCGAATACAACTACGTCCAGGAGACGCGCAACACGGTCGGCATTGCCGACTGGGTCGGTGGCGTGAGCCCGATCGCGGCGACTGGGCTTATCACCTACATCCGCAACAACGTGATCAACGTCGCGGGCGGCGGCATCGCCATGCACGCAACTCTCGGCAGCGGCGCCTCGCGCACGCCGATGAAAGACCCGATCTACATCCACAACAACACCGTTTACGCCTTGAGTCCTGGCAACAACCCGCACATCGGCTTTGCGGTGAACTCTAACATCGCCGGCCAGTCGCGCAGCTTCAATAACATCATGTTCGGCGGCATGAATATCTTCGAGCGGAAGATGCATTCGTTTAACCCGCTGGCGCCTGGGCTCGTCGACTACAACTGGTATCCGAACACAGGCTCGCGGTGGCGCCTGCTCTCGGACTCGACATACGGGCCAGACTCTGGCGGCGAGCACAGCTCGCTTGCCACGATGGCCGCAGCAGTGCAGGCCGCAGGCGGCATTTCCACATCACTCGTCGAGGCGCACGCCGTGCAGTCCTCGCAGAACACGGCGCTGATGTTCACGCAGACCGGCACCTTCGCGAACCGTTTTCGACTCGCTGCGACGTCAAGCGCACTCAACGCCGGCCGCTCTGACGGCACCACGGGCGGCAGCGTGGTCGACATGGGCGCGTGGGGAAACCTGCCAGTGGGCGTTACTCGCATCGGCTGCGACTTCGCGTGAGGTGCTGACATGACCATCGGCGTAGTCGGCACACCAGTTAACCAGAACGACAACACGAGCCTCACCGCGCAGGCGGGCTCGAACCGGCTGGTCGTCGATCTGTGCTGGAACCGCCGCACTGGTGCCACGTCGCTTTCGACTGTTCTCTGGAACGGGAATACACGCTCGCCGACCACGACCGGCGATGACACGGCCGGTAACAGCAGAAGCGGCACGGGCATCGCGATCTTCAAGGAAGCGGAGATCGGCGGCGCCTCGAACATGGACATGACTTGGGTCACGAACAGCCCTTCGAGTCATGGACAGATGGCGGTCACGGTACAGGATGCCGACCAAACGACGACGGTGCGTTCGTCGGCGAGCGCGAACCCCGTCATCACCGGCGACAGTGTCAACTGCGTCGTCGCGCTGACCGCGACCGCTGGCGACCTCCTGCTTGCCGTTCTCGTCAACCGCAACGGTGCGACGTTCACCCTCAACAACGGATGGACACAGCTCGCCAGCGCGACCAACGGCGACGGCGGCCGGTACATCTATGCCTACAAGATCGCGACGGGATCAAGCGACAACTTCAGTGTCACGCAAAACGTAGCGGACGCCTGGCAGGCATCGGCGGTGGCGCTCATCCAAGTTTCGGCGGGCGGCGCGGCCATCACCGTCGACTACGGTGGCCTGTGCCTGGAAGGGCAGACCGTGAACCTGCTGGCGAGCGACCTTGCCGTGATGCCCGTCACGCACGGCCAGCTCGCGCTCGAGGGCCAGGAACTCCCCTTCATCCTGACACAGCCTGGGGACGACACCGATCTCGTCCTCGAAGGCCAACAGATCGCACTCCTCGCGCAGGCGCTAATCGATGTGGCCTCGGGGGACTTGTGTCTGGAAGGCCAGCAGGTGGGGCTTCTGGCATCGGTCGCGATCATGGTCGACGCTGGTCAGATGGCTCTCGATGGCCGCTTGGTCGACCTCGTCGCGACCGGCATCGCTGCGAACGGCGATGGCGGGCTACTCATCAATCGCAGGCGCCGCCGCTGCTGAAATTGATCTCGTATCTCTCTTCGCTCACGGTGCCGCCCCATGAGCGAGGTATCCATCTGCAACGCCGCACTTTCGAAGTTGGGCGCCGAGCCGATCGAGGCACTCACCGACAACAATAACCGCGGGCGCACGGTCAACGGCCGATACGCCGCGGTACGCGACGCTGAGCTTCGCCGACGCCGCTGGCGCTTCTCGATCGCACGTACATCGATCCCAGCGCTCGCAAGCGCACCCGACTCCGACTACGCGCGCCAATTCCCGGTGCCGAACGATTTCATCAGGCTCATCGAGGGCGGCGACATCTACAGCCTCGTGGACCTGAACGACTACCGCGGCCGCGAGAGCGCGCTCTATTCGCTCGAAGGCGGCAGGATCTTGACCGATCTGGGCGACCCGCTATCGATTCGCTACATCAAGCGCGTCACCGACACGAACCTTTTCGATTCAGCATTCACCGAAGCGCTTGCCGCGCGTCTCGCCTACGAGATCTGCAAGAAGATCACCGGCAACGACTCCGAAAAGGAGACGTGCATGATCGATTACCGCATGGCAATCAAGGAGGCGACCCGCGCGAATGCCCTCGAGGTTGCGACCCAGCACATTGGCGATGACACCTGGATCTTCGCGAGGACAGGATGAGCCGCGCCTCTCCGATCCTGACCTCGCTCAACGCGGGCGAGTTTTCCCCCACGCTTGAAGGCCGCTCGGACCTTTCCAAATATCCGCAGGCCTGCAAACTCGCCGAGAACTTCATCTGCCTCGTGCAGGGCCCTCGTCAGCGACGCGCAGGCTTCCGGTACGTCGCAACGATCAAGGATCAGGCAACGGGCGCCTGGCTCGTGCGTTTCGAGTTCTCGGCGACGCAAGCGTTCGTCATCGAGTTCGGCGATGGCTATGTTCGATTCTTCGCCCAGCACGGACAGGTGCTCGCAAGTGGCGTCGCGGCCTATAGCGGCATCACGGCATACACCGTGGGCGATCTTGTCGAAAGCGGCGGCATCAACTACTACTGCAAACTTGCCACCACCGGCAACGCGCCGCCCAACACGACGTATTGGCACCCGCTGATCGGCGCGATTTACGAGGCGTTCAGCCCGTACAGCTTCGCGACGATGACCAATGAGGACGGATCCTGCGCGCTCGAATTTGTGCAGTCAGGCGACGTGCTGTACATCGCGCACCAGGCCGAGACGGTGAAGCCATACAAACTCACCCGTTATGCCTCGACGCGATGGATCTTCTCCGAGTACGCGCCGAACCAAGGCCCATTCCTGAGCGAAAACAGCAGCGCGACCACGATGCAGGCGTCGGGCAGCACCGGATCGGTCACCATCACCGCGAGCGCGGCGACCTTCGCCTCGACCGATGTCGGCCGCCTCGTCATGTTGAAGGTGCAGAACCTCGATGTGCAGCCGTGGGAGGTCGGCAGGGCGTACGTGCTGAACGATCTCGTGCGCTACGATGGCAAGACATACAAGGCGCTGAACGGCGCGACCTCCGGCACCTCACCGCCAGTGCACGAACGCGGTAGCGCCTACGACGGCAAGGGCGCGGTGCAGTGGAGTTATCAGGACTCCGGCTACGGCATCGCCCGCATCACGGCCTTCACGAGCTCGACGCAGGTCACGGCGACCGTCATCGTAGATGCCGTCAACGGCTTGAACCAGCTGCCGGCGCACGTGGTGAGCGCGACCACGACCCGCTGGCGGTTGGGAGCCTGGTCCGACACCACCGGCTACCCGGGCAGCGTCACCTTCTTCCTCAATCGCCTGCACTGGGGGAAGAACCTCTCCTGGTGGGCGACGGTGCCGAACGACTTCGAGAACATGTCGGGCGACTTCTTCGGACAGATCACAACCGACGCCGCGATCTCCGAGCAGGTGTCGAGTCAGGACGTGAACAAGATCCTCTGGATGGAAGGCCTCGATAAGCTCGTGATCGGCACTGGTGGTGGTGAGTTCGTGATCGGCCCGCAGACAACGACTCAGCCCTATGGACCCGGCAACATCTCGAGCAACAAGCAGAGCAAGAAGCGCGCGCGGGCAGTGCAGCCGGTCGTGATCGACACCTCGCTCGTCTACGTGCAGCGAAGCGGCCGCAAGCTTCTTTCGCTCGACTACGTAATCGAGCGTGACCGGTTCGTCTCGACCGATCTCGCCGTGCTTGCCGAGCGCATCACCCGCACTGGCATCGTTGCCCAGGCCTATCAAGGCGAGCCGCATTCGATCCTGTGGTGCGTGCTTGGGAACGGGAAGCTCCTCGGCTTCACCTACGACCAGGAGCAACAGGTGACGGGCTGGCATCGTCACCCGATCGGCGGGAACGGCATCGTCGAATCGATCGCAACCATCCCGGCGCCCGACGGCGATCGCGAGGAGCTCTGGATCATCGTGCGCCGTACCATCAACGGCACCACTCGTCGGTATGTCGAGTTTCTCGAAAAGCCTTTCGAGGGACCAGACCAGGACGGCACCGCGGGCGATGCTCAAGAAGATGCGTTCTACGTCGACTCCGGGCTCACCTACGACGGCGCCCCGACGACTTCGGTCACCGCCGCCCACCTGCCGAACGCCACCGTTCAGGTGCTCGTCGATGGCGCCTCGCATCCAGACATCACGCTCAACGCTTCGGGCGCTGGAACTCTGGTGCGCGCCGGCTCAGTCATCCAGCTCGGCTTTCAGGCGATCGCGCGCTTTGTGCCGCTCAAGATCGACGCAGGCTCGAACGACGGCACTGCGCAAGGAAAGATGCAGCGCATCGCCCAACTCGGCATCCGCTTCGTCGACTCGCTGGGCGGCAAAGTCGGAATGTTCGGCGGCACCCTTGATGACATCAGCCTTCGAAGCCCTTCGACACCGATGGGTTCACCGCCCGAGATCACAAGCGGCATCTTCCCGACCGATTTTCCCGGCGACTGGGATCGAAACGGCCTCATCGAGATCCGCCAGGAACAGCCGTTCCCGATGACGATCGCCGCGATCATGCCGATCCTGAACACGAGTCCGACATGAACGTGCGCGACTTCAAGCCGGAGGATCTGAGCGCGATCGAGCTTCAGGAGCATCAGAAGGACTGGCGCCTGTACGAGAAGCAGGCCGAGTACGCAGGCCTTCTCGCGCAGCATCTGGCGATCACCATCGAGCACGAGGGGATGATCATGGCCTGCGCGGGTGTCATGGGGCTCGAGCGCGATGTCGGCATCACATGGTCGTTCATCTCGAAGAACGCAGGCCCACATCTTTTCGCCCTGCGCCGCATCGCGCTTCGCATGTTCGAATCGGCAGGCAAGCGGCGGATCCTTGCAAACTGCCACCACACGTTTGCGCCAGGCGCCCGCTGGCTCGAATTGCTCGGCTTCGAAAAAGTCGAATCGCTCGAGGCCCTCGCCGGAAGTGGCGATGGCCAGTCCGTTTACTTGAGGGTCGCATAAATGGCCTGGTTCGCAGCCGCACTTCCACTGATCACCGCTGGCCTTTCTGCCGCGGGCACCGTCGCCGCCGGCAAGCAAGACGAAAACGCGCTCAAGATGCAGGCGATCGTCGCGCGCCAGCAGGCGCTCGCGGATGAGGAAACACAGCGCCGCGAGAATCGTGAATACCGCGGCCGCGCCGCCGCCGCTCTCGCCGAAAGCGGACTCTCGCCGGACGGATCTTCCGGGCTCCTCGTCGATCAGAACTCCGCACTCGGTGAGCTCGACGCGCTCAACATCCGCTACCACGGCATGCTGCGAGGAAAGAGCCTCGATTCCGAAGCCGCTGACACCCGCCGCGCCTCCAACATGCTCGCCGGTCAGCAGCTTCTGCAGGGCTACGGCAACTACTACCGGCCGCGTGGCCGTGGTCAGATCGCGCAGGCTGCCTGATGCCGCAGATCCCGCAATACCAGCAGCGCACGCGAGCCACCTCTGGGGAGCTCGGGCCAGGGCCTCAACGTTCGGCCGGCGGTGGCTTCATGCTCGCCGCGGAACTCGCCAAGACTGCAGAGAAAATCCAGCTGTCGAAGGAAGCCTGGCAACTCGCTGACGCCACCGCGAAGGCCACGGGAGAACTTGAGCAGATCCGCGGCCAGCTCGAAGCGGACGAGGACTTCGACACGCATTCGAGCCGCTTCCTCGAGCAGGCCCAGGCGATTCGAGAAAAGTACGGCGAGCAGTTGGGCGGGGTTTCGGCTCGTGCCTTCCGCGATGACTTCGAACGCATCGCCCAGTCGAATGCCGGTCAGGTCGCCATCAACGCGCAAAAATTGAAAGCGCAGAAGGTGCGAACCGAGATCGGAAACACGCTTTTCGACCTCTCGCAGCTGACGGGGCAGGATCCGGTGACCGACGAGGCGATTCACTCGCAGGCACGGCTCGCGGTCGAGACCGGTGCGCAGAACGGTAACCTGAGCTTCGCCGAGCGGAACGCGCTCATGCAGAAGTTCGACACCGATTCGTCGGAGGCGGCCATACGCCGCGACATGCTGGCCGACCCCGAACTTGCCGAGCGTCGATTGGCCTCTGGCGGCTACCCGCGCCTCTCAGGTGAGGCTCAGGCAATCTGGGCACAGCGGGTATCCGATGCTGCCTACAGCGCCCAGCAGCGCCGCCTTGCCACCGAGGAGCGCGATTACCGCATGAGCGAGCGCGCCCAGAAGGAACGCGCCGATGAGCTCTCGAAGGAAGGCGACACGCTGCTCGCTTCGAACAAACTCACGCCGAAGTGGATCGAGTCGCACAGCCGAGAACTGGATCCGGCCGACAAGCGTTACTTCTACTCGAAGCTCACGGGCGGTGCGGGCGACGGACCCCGCGACTCCACCCGCTATGCGAACCTGCGCGAGCGCGCGGGCCTGGGCGAAGATGTGCGTGACGAGGCACGTGAGGCCCTGCACCGCGGCGAGATCCGCTCCTCAGACTTCGACCGCATCTTGGGCGAGGTCGAAGGATCCCGCCCCAGCTGGTATCGCCGCGGCACCGAGTACATCTCGACAATGTCCGGTGTCTCGGATCTCAATCCTGACCCCGCGGCCGCGGCCACGAAGGCGACGATGCTCGACCAGTGGAACGACTGGGCCAGCGCACACCCGAAGGCTTCCGTGACCGAAGCGCAAACCGCGTACCAGGACATCGTCTCGCACAACTCGCTCGTGCAGATGAATGGCCTGCCGATGCCAAAGTTCGCGGTGGGCAACCGGCTCGCCCTCGACATCGACTCGACCGAGGCCCAGACCGCAAAGGCCTTTCAGGACGGGCGCATCGACAAAGCGCAGTTCGAACGTGAGGCCCTGCTGCTGCAACGCTGGCGCCAGGCGTTGGCCCCTCAGGGAACTAAGAAATGACCGACCTCGCAACCGACTACCTCCTGCACCGCGGAAACTTCATGCAGGCGAGTGCGGCAGATGAGCTCCTGCAGCGTGTCGCAGCGAAGCCGAAGTCCTCGGGTGCTGCGGCGGCGCCGGCCACGAACCCCACCCAGGATGCCGAAGGTGGCGATGGGCGGGACTCCGGTGCGATGCGCGCCGCGAAGGATCTCGGTGGCGGCGTCATCGAAACGCCGCGCGCCATCGTGAAAGGTGTGCGTGATGCGTACCAGTCCGCCATGAACATGGGCGGGGAGTTCGGCGGCTGGGTCGAAAAGACCCTCGACCTGCCAACCTTCACCATCGACGGCGGCGGCGTGCACATGCAGACGGGCGAGGAGCGTGACGCCTTGCGAGCCAAGCAGGGACCGACCGGCGCGATCCCGCAGCTTCCCGATCTTGAGCCACCCAAAACGGTGACCGGCGGCGTCGTGAAGGGCGTCGCTCAGTTCCTCACCGGCATGAAGGGCGCGGGCAAGGTGGCGCAGTCGCTGAAAGTCCCTGAGATGGCCGGCAAGGCTGGTTATGCGCTCGCCGCAGCAAAGGGTGCTGCAGCAAATTTCGCTTTCTTCGATCCCCACCAGGAGCGACTCTCGAATCTGATTCAGGAATACCCGGCGCTCGCAAACCCCGTGAACGAGTACCTTGCTGCGAAACCTGACGACGGGGCAGCCGAAGGTCGCTTCAAGAACGCGCTCGAAGGGCTGGGGCTGGGCGTGCTCACCGATGGATTCTTCAAGGGCGTGAGGCTGCTGCGCGAGGTCAACTTCGCGAAGGCCAAGGGCACCGCAGCCGAAGAAGCGCTCGCCGCCGCGGGTAACGCCCCACGTGAGATGCCGGCAAACGCTTTCCAGGGCATCGGCGATGCGGCCGATGACACACTGGTGAAGTTGCGCCCGAAGGCAACGGCGCCGGAACTGAAGGCTGGCCCGGACATGACGCCCGAGCAGCTTGCCGCAGCTAAGAAGGCTGCGAAGCCCGAAAGCGAAGTGTTCATCAACTTCGCGCGCATCGACTCGCCGGAGGACATCCAGAAGGTCTTGGGCAAGATCGCGAGCGAGAACCAGAAGGGCATCGACGCGGCCCGCCGCGGCAAGCAGACCTTCGAGGAAATCAAGCTCAACGCGAACGAGCGCGACGCATGGAAGGATCTGATGGAACGCCGAGAAGGCGATCCCATGAACGCTGAGGCGACGCTCGCCGCCAGGCAGCTGTGGGTGTCATCGGCACACAAGCTGACCGAAGTCGCCGAACACGCGGCCGGGAATCCATCGGAGGCGAACCTTTTTGCGTTCCGCAAGATGCTCGCCGTGCACGATGCGATTCAGACCCAGGTGATCGCCGCGCGCACCGAGACAGCTCGGGCGCTGTCGCAGTGGCGGATTCCGGCGGGCGGCAACGCCGAGCGTATGCGCGACGTACTCGCCCGCCTCGAGCAGACTGGCGGCGGTGAGGTGGCCCGCGAACTCGCCGATCGGATCTCGAAGCTCGGTCGGGCAGGGGCGACCAAGGAACTGACCAAGGTCGTCGAGAAAACCGCCTACGCCAAAACGCGCGACGCGGTGGTCGAAGGGTGGATCAACGGGCTTCTTTCGAACCCGGCGACGCATGCGGCAAACACCGTTTCGAACACCGCGACCGGCTTCCTTCGCATGCTCGAGCGCGGGGTCGGCGAGCGCATCAGCCGCTCACTCGGTCACAATGACGGCATCGCGACCGGCGAGGCCATGGCGCAGTACTCAGGCCTCGTGCAGGGCGCGCGTGACATGTTCCGCTACTACGGCAAGCGCGCGAATCTGCTCCTGAACGAGGACGTCGAAGGTTTCAAGGCTGCGCGCGCGGAATCACCTGCGGTGAAGTCTGGCCTCGCCGATGCCACCAAGGTCGAGCACCCGCCCGCGATCTCTTCCGAAGCACTCAAGATCTCGAATGAAGGGTTTCTCGGCCGCACCGTCGACATGGCTGGGCAGCTCGTGCGCGGACCATCAACCGCGCTCGGTGCGGAGGACGAGTTCTTCAAGACCATCGGCTACCGGATGGAGCTCAACGCGCAAGCCGTGCGCCAGGCGGCGAGCGAAGTGCACGCCGGGAAGATCAAGCCCGACGCCTTCAAGCAGCGTGTCGCTGAGATCGTCGAGAACCCCCCCGAAAACATCCGCATGGCCTCGGCCGACTCCGCGCTCTATCAGACCTTCACGAATTCTCCGGGCAAGATCGCAGGCTCACTTTCACGCCTGACGAGTGAGTACCCGGCGCTGAAGGTCATCATGCCTTTCGTCAAGACCCCGGCGAACATCCTGAAATTCACCTTCGAGCGCACGCCGCTGGCGCCGCTCATGTCGAAGTTCCGTGCCGACATTCAGGCAGGCGGCGCTCGGCGTGATCTCGCGCTCGCCCAGGTGTCGACCGGAACTACCGCGATGCTCGCGTTCGCGGACCTCGCCATGCAAGGCAAGATCTCCGGCCGCGGCCCGACCGACAACTCGGAACGTGCAGCACTCACGCGCGAAGGCTGGAAGCCGTACTCAATCCGCGTCGGTGACCGCTGGTATCCGTATAACAGGCTCGATCCCGTGGGCTCGCTCATCGGCCTATCTGCCGACTCGGTCGAAGCGCAGCGCAATGCCCAGGCCGAATCCGTCGATGACAACGACGCCGAACGCATTGCAGTCGGCACCGCGATCGCATTTGCCGGGAACCTCACCAACAAGACCTACCTTTCTGGCCTGTCGGATGTGTTCGAAGCTTTGTCCGACCCGCAGCGCTACGGCGAAGGCACGGTTCAGCGCATGGTGGGCTCGGTGGTGCCGGCAGGAGTCGCCGCGGCGAATCGCATTGATGACCCATACGTTCGCGAAGTGAACTCAATGATCGATGCGATGCGCTCACGCACGCCAGGGCTTTCCGACAAGCTGCCGCCGAAGCGGGATCTGTGGGGTGAGCCGGTCAAATACGGAACCGGCATGGGGTCGGCCGTCGATCTTTTCTCGCCTGTGCAGAGCGCGAATCCCACCCCAGAGCCCATCGATCAGGAGATCCTGCGCCTCGGCGCTCACGTCACGATGCCGGCGAAGAAAACGAACTTCGACGGCGTCACGGTCGACCTGTCGCAGTATCCGGCCGCCTACTCGCGATACCTCGAGCTCGCCGGCAACGAACTCAAGCACCCCGCTTGGAAGATGGGCGCGAAGGATCTGCTGAACAAGATCGTCGGCGGTGAGCACGCGCTGTCGCCCGTCTACCGCCTGCGCTCCGATGGGCCAGAGGGCGGCAAGGACTTCTTCATCCGCGACATTGTTTCGCAGTACCGTGAGATGGCACGGGCGCAGCTCATCAAGGAATACCCAGACCTCGCCGCCGACGTTCGCGAGAAGAAGGCACATGCGCGGGCGCTGAAACTCCCGGTGACGCAGTGAGTTGATCTCGTATCTTGCTTCCGTGACTGTCGCGCCCCATGACAATCGAGGCCGCGGCATCCGAGATCAGCTACGCCACGAACGGCGTCACAACCGCCTTTGCGATCCCCTTCCCCTTCGACACCGCCGCCGACATCGTTGTCGTTCTTACGGACACCGCTGGGGCGCCTGCCGTCATCTCGAGCGGCTTTTCCATCTCAGGCGGCGGTGGCGGTCTCGGAACCTGCACTTTCGACATCGCCCCCGCGGTTGATCAGTTCGTCACGCTCCTCGATGACCCTGAGCAGACCCAGCCAGTTGACTACACATCGAACGACGCCTTCCCGGCCGAGACCCACGAGAAGGCCCTCGACCGTGTAACGCGACTCGTCAAGCGGATGAGTCGCCGCATCGACCGTAGCCTGCGCGTCGCCGATGGCGACTTAAGCGACGGTGACGATCTGATCATGCCGCTCGCATCGGGCCGCGCGAACAAGTTCCTCGCCTTCGACGCGAACGGCAACCCGACCGTTGCAAGCGGAACCGGGGGCGGTGACTCTTCCCTTCGATCGGATCTCGGCAACGGCACCGCGGGCCCCGGCTCGCTGCTCGTTGCGATCAAGCGCACCACTGCCGAGACCGCTGCTGCCGTCGTGCCTTCAAACTACACGGTGGCGCCATACGTGCGTGGCCGTTATGCGAACTTCAGTGATTGGCGACTCGCATGCGACCAGGCCGGCGCCGAAGGCACGCTCGATGCCGATTACGCGATCGTTGCCGATACCTACCTGCCGAACAAGTGCGACTTCAAGGGTTTCGCGATCACCGGCCTTTTCCAGACCATCCACGCCAATCGGTCTGGTGGGTATGTGAGGAAATGGCGCGCGTCGCGGCCGTTCATCGCTGCCTGCCATCACTGCGAATACACCGGCGTCGACACGCTCGCCGACAGCAACGCCGACAAACTGCTGCTCATGGGCGGTGATGGTGTGGGCGCAAACAGTGGCACCTTCTGGAACAAAATTTTCCTCACCAAGGTCGGCATGATCGAGATCAACGCCGACAACTTCGACGTCAACCAAAACACCTTTTACGGCGGTCTCTCGCGTTACAACCTCATCACGGGTGGCGGCCCAGGTGTGGGGCAGGCGCACGCCAATCACTGGGTGGGGGTCGACGGCAGTCACTCGGGCGGTGCACCGGCCAATAGCGGGTGGTTTCAAGATGACCCGGTACGCTCGCGGAACTACATCACCGGCGGCTACTACGAGAATGGCGCCAACATCCGGGGCAACTTCAGGGTCACAAACTACCTGGGCGATGGGAGCGGGCCACCGCTCGTTGACCGCCATTGCGCCATTCTGGGGGCCGCAAGCAACAATGCCAGGCTGACCCGCGATTTCCTGCCGCTCTCTGTCCACAATCTTGCGGTCGGTGGCTGCTGGGACATCATGGACGGCACCGGAAAGCCGCCGGCTTTCTCGAATGTGGGCGGTGCTTCGGTGGGAGTATTCGCCGATACCACAGAACCCTCTGGCTGCGGCTATCGCTACCAGTGCGATTTCGCCGATGCCTTCGATGAATTGCGCGTGACGCTGCAGCCGGCCGGCGTGGACCGGTTCGCCTGCGACATCTATTTCAAGAGCGCCGATGAGTTTACGAGCTGCGCCTCACTCGCCGATGCGGTCAGCACCTCGCACGATCCCACTTCGGTCGTTGTCGACGCGGGGAACAACTGGAAGAAGATTCGCGTCAGTGGACCGGCGAGCAAGACCGCCGTCACCGTTATTCGCCTCTTCGCGTATGACGCCGTTGGCGGGGCGACCAAAACCATGTCGCTCGGTGGCGTTTTCGGTGGCGGTGAGAACGCGATCATCTCGCCCCAGCGCCCGACCACCCGGGTTCGCTTCAACTCCGCGGTTTACGACCCCGTCCCGGGCGCGCTCGCCGATGGCGCCGGCGCCACCACCACTGTTGCGGTCCCGGGCGCGGCGCTCGGTGACTTTGCTCTAGCCTCCTTCAGCGTGAGCATCGCCGGCATGACCCTGACCGCATGGGTCTCGGCCGCGGATGTCGTATCAGTGCGCTTTCAGAACGAATCGGGCGGTTCCCTCGATCTTGCGAGCGGCACCCTGCGCGTACAAACCCAAACGCCATACGCGTGAGGAGTGACTACGTGACGGACCTCGACGAACAGGCTGAGGTTGTGCGGAAAGGCGGCGGCGTCGTCTCAGTACGCGACTCGCGCATGTCTGCCGTGGTCGGGGTCGGTCTTGCCATCACACCCGTCGCGGTGGTTGGCATTGGCGCATGGATCGCCAACACGATCACCAACCTCAATACGACTGTGACGCGCCTCGTGACCCAGAACGAGGAAATCATCCGGAGGCTCGACAGCAACGACGCGCATGACAGCCGCCAGGACAGCCGGATGGACTTCCAGGACGAGCGCATCAACCAGAACGGACGCGACATCGCCTCGATGGGCGGCCCCAACTACAGGGGCGATCGCCGTGAACGCTGACCTGCCGCCGCCCTGGGTGCACGGCGAGCAGGGCGAGCGATCCGCGCAGGTCATTCAGATCGAGAACGGCCGGGCGGTGCTCGCCGTAACGCTCTGCGGAATCGTTGCCGCGCTCGGTGTCGGCTTCTCGGCGTTCGCTATCTACACAGCGCAGCAAGCCGCCATGGAAGCAAGGCTCGCGCAGGAAAAACTCAACGAGTTGAAACCCCGTGTCGCTCAACTGGAGAGAGACCATGCCCACCCCTGAAGAGATCATCATCATCTCCGGCTACAAGCAGAAGGTGCGCTACTACGGCATGTTGACCATGCCGGCGTGGGTCATCGGCGCATCGCTGCTGCTGAACGTCGCCTTCGTCCTCAGCAAGTTGTTCTGATGTTCCAACTTTCGCAGCGATCCGTCGAGCGTCTGCAGGGCGTACATCCGCACCTCATCCGCGTCGTGCGCGGCGCGATCCTGCACTCCAAGATCGACTTCACCGTGGTAGAGGGGCTGCGCACCTTGGCGCGGCAGAAGGAACTCTTTGCCGCTGGCAAGTCGCGCACCATGAAGTCGCGCCACCTCACAGGCCACGCCGTAGATCTCGCGCCGCTCGTCGACCTGGACGGTGACGGACACAGCGAACTCACCTGGATCCGGGAGAGCTTCTTCCCGATCGTCGACGCCATGCGCGCGTCAGCCGCGGCCGCCGGCATCCTCATCGAGTGGGGCGGGGACTGGCAGGGCTTCGTCGACATGCCGCATTGGCAGCTGCCGTGGAGCAAGTACCCGTGACTCACCGCGAGACCGGCTACGTGCAGGCGCTGCTGACGGTGCTGTTTCTCGCCGGCTACTTCTTCACCCTGCGCGCATTTCTGCAGGGCAAGGCGATTGTCTCGCCCGACTGGAAGGAAACGATCCAGGCGCTGGTGTCGGTGCTCACTGCGGGCGTGCTTCAGGTCATCAACTACTGGTTCGCACGTCAGCGGGCCAGCAACGATCCACAGCAGAAGGAAACAACGACATGACGACGAACGTGAAGATCTCGACCGACTACATCCATCCCGGCAAGAAGCTTTCTGTGAAGGTCGTCGACCCAAATTCCGGGGCGCTCTACCGCCACCTCACAGCCGACCAGGCGAAGCTCGACGAGCACGGCGGCAAGTACGAGTTCGAGACGTGCTACGTGCACGACGGCTCAAAGCTCATCGTGGAAGAGGTCGAGTGATCGGCTGGCAGATCAAGGCCATCGCCGCAGCAGCGGTGCTCGCCATCATCGGCGGCATCCTCTGGCACGACCACCACGTCACGAAGAAGCTGAACGCGGTCAGTGCTGAGCTTCGCCAGGAGAAGGCCAACTACGCCGCGCTACAGGCCGCACAAGCCCACGAGAGGAAGATCGCCCATGAAGCATCCGCAGACTTCGAAAGCCGCCTCAAGGCATTGGATGAGGCTCGCGCTGCTACCCCTGTTCGCTCTGTCAGGTTGTGCCGTCCAGCCAATCCCTCAGTGTCCGCCACAGCCGGAGCCGCCAACGGAACTGATGCGGGAGCTGCCGCAGAACAACCGGGAGCGCCTGGACAAGCTACTGGAATCAGCCGAGATATCGGCCCCGACCTCTACGCGCTCGCTGACGCGGCCGACGAGAGGGCGGCGCAATGCAATGCGTTGATCAGGTGGGTGCGGAGTCGGTAGTTCAATAGGCCTTCCCAACACCCCGCACCATCGCCCGCAACCCCGCGCACACGGCAAGCGAATACCCCTTGCGCAAAACCTTCTCCTGCACGCGGAACCAGAAACGCCTCGATCTGAGTCGCGCCGGGATCTCGAACTGTGCGTTCCGCGCCGCTCCAATCTGTGACGGCGCCGTGATACCCGTCACCGGCTGCTGAACGATCCCGAGGTTCGGCAGCGACCCGCGCCAGGCCTGGTCCATCACATCGTCGACCGGCCCTCGCACCCGGCGAAAACGCTCCATCATCCGGTAGGCGCCGGCACGCGTGAGCAGGTACGCCTGCGCCCCAAGCGCATATCCGGTGTACTGCACAAGGTAACGCCCGAACATCTCACCCAACACGACATTCGGCGAGGCTGCGGTCGCGGCGAATCGGATGTAGTCGATGCCATCGGCGTGGAAGTCGTGAGAGGCGGCCTCTTCGATGAACCCCCAGTCGATCAGGACATCGTCCTCGAACACGATGAGTTGCTGCGCGCTGCCGTGAATAAATTCCAGCCAGGCGCCGACGTGGCTCGAGTAGCATCCCAGCTCGGGGCGCGTCATCGGTCGACCGCGGCGAACGATCACCTCGTCCTCGTCGTAGTCGAGGCCAGGCGACATTGAGGTGCAGGCGTCGAAGAACTGCCAGTGGAGTCTCGTCTCGGCCCGGCGGGTGAACCCAGCGCGGCGGTCGCTGGCGGTTGCCAGGCTGATTACCCGGACTTCTGTTCGGGGAGTCACGAAACACCCCCGCCGCCAAAAGCCCAGCCAGCCCTTGCCTGGACGCACTCTCGACCACACCTGACGTATCTGTCGGTACAGCGCCCGCCATAGGGCTTCCTATTGCGTTTGGCGCGATATCTGCGTGCGACATCTGTGCACCGGCAGGCGCCAATCAGCGCCGCCGCCAGCCGTTTCAGGCCCTTAAATCTCCAGAAGTCGTTGATTCTGCAAAGCGCTTCGCGTTCGCAATGCGAAGGTCGAGGGTTCGATCCCCTTCCGCTCCACCATTTAACTGCATGATTCACTTGTGTTTCCTTGCCCGCGCTGCGGGCTGTTGTTGTTTTTCGCCGTGCGCCCACCGTGCGACCCGTTCAGCTGCCGCGGCAGCGTGCGATGGCGCCAGGTGCGCGTATCGCAAGACGCTCCGGTAGTCGGTCCAGTCACCCAATACCATGAGCTCAGGCAGCGTCACGCCCGATTGCACGGCCCAAGATGCGCCGGTGTGACGCAGGTCATGCCAGCGGAGTGGGCCAATGCCTGCCCGGCTAACAGCTTCCTGAAAACTTTTGGTGTTGAAGTCGTCGATCGGCTCGCCTTTCCAGGTGAACACGTAGGCAGATGCTGGTGGAGAAAGCCAGCGCATCGCGCGAAGGATGCGGACGAGCTCGTCGGTAAGCGGGAAGCCGAAGGTACGTCCTGCCTTCTGCTCCGCGGCCGGAATCCACGCCCGGCGCTGCTTAAAGTCGATTCGATCCCAGCGCAGTTTTCCCTGCGCGCGCATCCTCAGCAGTGAGTGAACAGCGAAGCGGGCGGCGAGCACCTGGTGCATGGCGAGCTCGGCACACAGTCTTTCGAACTGTGAAGGGGTGAGCCACCGCGGCTCAGCGCGCTGCGGCCGGAACATCGGTATCGCTGGCGCTGCGTCGATCATGCGCCAGTCAGCTGCAGCCTTCAGCACCGCGGAGAGCGTGCCCATCATTCGATCGACGGTTGAGTGGCTCCAGCCGACTTCGAGCCCCTTCTGGCGCAGCGCCTCGATAGCGTCAGGGTCAGCGACATCGGAGATGGGCTCAATGCCTATGAACGGCTCCAGCCAGTCGAGGATCCAGCGATCGCGTTTCTTCGGCTTTGCGGTCGATGTCAGCCAGCGGTCGGCGGCTTCCTTCCACGAAACTGCACCACGGTCCCCGTGCTTGAGGCGGCGCAGTCGTTCTTCGACGATCTTTGCAATGCGGCGCGCTTCCTCGTAGTCCTCAGTGCCGGTTGACTTCCGATACGTGCGGCCAATGTGGAGTTGCCAGTACGGGGAGTCGTCGCGCTTCTTGAGTGGCATCGGTCAGCGATCCATTTTTGGAGTACTTCTTCTGGAACGATCCAGCGTCGACCGATCTTCGTGCCAGGCGCGCCGCCGTTGTCGACCCCTTTCGCCATGAGCTTACGCATCGT